AGTTCCTCCTATCAGTCGTAGTTGGAAGTGATGGTGGCGCGCACGATGCCAATGTTCTTGGTTTCGTACACTTTCGACCAGTTGGTAACCGTAGCCAGCGCAGAGCGGCTGGGGTTAACAGTGGTCACGCCCCACTTAGCACCGACCGGGTGGTAGATGTAGTGCATGTCAACCGACATGGCATCGCTCTTGGCGAGGATGTCACGGTCGGTTTCCGTGCGAAGGGCAGCTTGCTCACCAGAGGCGACAGCGCCAGGGGTGAAGAAGTAACAAGCGTAGTTGCCACCGCTGTTAGTGATGTCATCCGACACCACGACACGCATCCCCATGAAGGTGGGAACACGAACGTCACCGAAGGCTGCGGTAACGCTGCCAGCAAAGACGCTTTGAGTAGCGTCGCCGCTCAGACCGCTGGAGATCTCCGATGCGAGCACATAGTCAATAGCTTTGCGCTCGACGAGATCGTAATAGCAAGCGGAGTGCATTGCCACGACGCTCAGCTTGTCGCCTTGATCGCCAAGCAGTGCGCGAGCTTTAGCCACCTGACGGGGACCAAGAGCAGTAGCGCCGCTGGTGTCAAAACGCAGGGCATCAAAAGCGGGGGAGTCACCGCCGGTCAGGGCACCGAAAACACCTTCCAGGGACTTCAGCAGGTCAGCCTGCTGCTGGTTGGCGAGGTAAGCGCCGAGCTTCTGACCGATAGCAGCCATAGGATCGCTACCAGCTGCAAGTGCAGCGAGGTCACGCGATTCAAATGCCCGCCCGCGATGCAGGACCACGCCGATTTGCTTGGCAGCGGTGATCTGGCCAGGGGTCAGGCTGGAAGAATCAGTCAGAACTTCCAGGTCACCAGACAGGTTGGCTTTCCAGAAAGGGATGTTAACGAAGTCGCCGCCATCCTCAGAAGTATTCAGCGCCGCGAGAGGCTGAACAACACCACTAGCGAGAAACGCGTTCCGCTGAGTAGTTTGCTCAATGACGTACGGCGTAAAAACCTCTGGGATGATGACGTCAGAGCGAAGAGTCGCCATGACTAGTCCTCAAGAAATGGTTTTACGTTGTCGGGCACAGCCCTACCCCAGCACAGCCGGTTTGCTGAAAGTTTAACGTGCTGCTGCTGCTTTTAACTTCTCATACAGATCACGGTCTGTTTTATACAGGCGCGATTGTTCGGTGAGATTGAAAGATTCAGGTGAGAAGGGGTTCTTGACCCCAGTTGGAACCTCACCAGTGCTGCGACCGATTGGCGCACCACTGCCTTGAGGCTTGGGTTGCTTCTGCATCCAAGCGGGCAGGGTCTTCGCCCATTCACCAATAGGTGTGCGCTCGTAACCCTTAACGACTACGACGGTGCCGTCAGCTTCGCGCTCGATCTGCTCCTTTAGGACCTGGGTGCGCAAGATCATGTCGGGGTCATGCACGACATCAGCAAGAGCAGTGACCGCAGGACTCAGAACCTCTAGCTCGCGCACTCGGGCTTCGAGTTCAGCAATGCGCTTGTCCTTTTCCGCCGTCGCCTCACGGAACTGCTGCTCCAGAGCTTGCCTCGCCTCGCTGTATTTACCTTGCGATTCGAGTTCCTGTTGCTCGGCTTGTCTTTTGAACTGGATCAGTTCTTCAATGTCAACGCCATCAGGGATTGCCTTGGCTTGCTTGACTGCTTTCTTGTACTCATCAAGTAGCTCTGCGTTCTTTTTCCGCATCGCCTCAAGCTCAGCTTGAAGACTTGAAGTGTCAACAGCTTGCTCCACAGGAGCAGTTTGTTCTTCAGACATGAAACCCACAGGGTTTTGGCGGACCTAGATTAGTGGTTCGTTATTCAGAATGTCAAAATCAGCAGGTCACCACTTAACCTTGTCAGCCCAGTAAGCAGCCGACATCTTGCCTTTAGCGATGTTCTTGGCGTGTCGCGCCTTGAAGGATGCCCTTCTGGATTTGTTGGCTTCTGATTCTCCTGTTCGCGCTGGTGAGCCTGACACGCCCTGCTGACCGAACCTAATCAGCCTTACCTTGTCGCCTTCCTTGGCAAGAACAGCGTGTGATTTGTTTGGGTGCTTAGGCGTCCGCTTCGGCTTGTTGTAGCCGTCAAATTTTTCGCCGCGATAGCTAATCATTTTTTCGGGGCAGCGCGGAGTTCGGAACGTTTCTTGAGGACTGGTCCGCCGGTTGACTCTGACTTGATACGCAAGACAGGATCATCCGTAGAGCCAACACGAGTAACAGAACCGCCACTGGCAGTCCGAATAGTGCCGCGCTTGCCTTCTTTGCCGACCACGGTGCCATAGGTGCGAGTTCCTTGGTAGGTCCAGCTAACGCGAGAGCCAATGCCGATAGCCATTGTCACTTCCTCTTCTTGCGTGACTTGCCAGCTTTAGCGTAAGCAATAGCAGCAGCCTGCTTTGGCTTTTTGCCAGCCTTGACTTCCCGCTTGATGTTCTCCTGAATAACCTTTTTAGATTTACCCTTCTTTAATGGCACCGTACCGCCTGCGTAGCTGCTCCAAGGTTAGCTCTGACCCATCATCACGAACCAGCTTTGCCATGGCGTCACGCGGTCCATACTTCTCGGCTAACAGCTCGAAGTAGCCCACTTTTTCTTTGCCTAAAACATCACGTTTTGTCTGCTGGCTTTGCTTTTGAAGCCACTGCCCATAGGACATATCAGCAGGGACACGACCATCCATGCTTGCCCTGGTGCCTTCTGGCGGCGGATCAAAGCCAAGTCTTTCGTAGTCGATGACCGGCACCGTGGTTGACCTGCAGTTGAAATGCTGAGGCGGCGTTGGACCTTTACCGTATTCAAAGATGCGCCCATCGAGCGCAGCACAGATCGATGAGGTTCTTGCGTCGAGGGTGGCGACGTATTGATAACGCTCTGTTATGTCTTGATTGGCTTCGTAGACCTGCTGGCTGGCAGCGTTAGCGACCTGGTTGACGCTCGTTCTGACCAGTGTCATCACCTGACGGTTGCTAGCAGTCGTTAGCTCACCGCCTTTTTCTGCCATCTGCCGAACACTGCCACGCTCACCTAGCTGCAACCTGCCAACCAATCGCCTTGCAATGCTTTGACTGCTTTCACCAGTCAGCAAGCCATTGCGGACAACCTGAGAGAACATTTCTGCCTGCGACTCGACGATCCCTCGAAATGCCTTCTGTACAACCTGTCCATTTGGCAAAGTGATGGCTGCGCCCTTCGATGCAGTTAACGCATAAGTCTGTGGTGCGCCTTGCACCGCAGCGGTCAGATCATCGCTAAGGGTGACCACGTTGATGCGCGTTGGGTCTGTGGTAACAACCGATTGCGCAAACTGCGGGCTGATCTCGACCGTACTAACAGCATTGCGAGCGCCAGCGGGCAAAACGCGTCGCAACTGGTCAACGACAAACTCTGACTGCAATTCAGCTAAGCCCTGAAGGTCTCCAGTCAGGTTTGTGATGCTGCTGCCTGACCAAGTCGCTAAAGATTCTTTGAGCTGCGCGAGGATCGCCCTGAGCCTTGCTGCTTTAGCTGGTGCCGACAGCTCATCAATGATTCGCAGCTGATTGACGCTATCGATGATGATGTCGTTGTACGTCAGGACGATTTGCTTGGCGACGCTATTGCTGTAGCGATTCAGGTCAATCGCGTTGCGGTACAAGCTGGAAGGGGCAGCCATTATTCAATGCCTAATGCCTCTGGTGGGCAGGCACAAATGATGGAGACATCAGCGCCGGATTTAAGCGCCTCTTTGATCAGCATATGAACGGCGGCTTCCGTGCCTTCTTCTGCTTGCTCTATTGACATCTCGTTAACCTCATATGGCTTGCCCTTCCTGTACCAGGTCAGGCGCATGATGGCGAAAAGATTAGGCGGCAGTGTCTCCTGAGTGCAGAAGAGCTGTTGCTTGCGTGGTTTAGATGCGCCCATTTCGATCAGAGCCGCGATCCAATTCATCATGCCGGGATCTCGGGCTGATCCTCCGGTTCTGCGGAGTATTCTTCCATTTCTGCGTTTGCAGTCGGCTCAGGTGGTGCCATTTCGATTAGCCCGCCGTTTTGCGTAGCCTCAAGCTCCTCGTCGATGTCGAAGTCATCGCCCAGGACCTCGCCTTCCGATAGCTGATCAAGCAGAGTTTTCTGCGTGATGGTGCCAGCGGTATAAAGCTGCAGCAGGGCTTGGATTTCCTGCGGCTCAAGGCGTGCACCAAGGAAGTCGCGGTTGACAAAGCTGCTGCCAATCTCTGCGATGTTCAGGTAATGGGCGTGATGGGCGAGGCAGTTGTCGATCAGGTCTTGCATGTTCTGCGCGATGACCATCATCGTGCTATCGCCTTGGCTGCGATCGATGCGCTTCGCTTCTGCTGTCTCGGCGGACAGTTTTTGACCAAGTACAGCCGAAAGCCCCAGCTCGTTGATCTGATAAGCGATCTGCTCTAGACGCTTAAACTGCGCTTCAAAGCTCTTGCCGTCTGGTTCGATGTATTCCGCCCTTCCTTCTGAAGGGAACGCGATCGCCTCACCTGGACCGGCTGATACCTCTTCTGCGGATGACGGGAACCCGAAGAAGGCAAGCATAGGCACTGCGGAAATGTGGAGCTGATTGTCAAGGTCGCTTTGAACCTGATACGCCTTGAGGTTCAGCTCTGCGATGTCCTCTAGCGGGGGGCGTGATTCCATCATGTTCACGCGGTTGGCATATGCCACGCTGAACGGAATGTGATCCATCGTGGTGGTGCCTTCATCGTGCAAGGCAAACTCCCCGTCATCGTTACGGCGATGGATTTCAAAGTTGCCAGGGCTAAGGACACGAACCTGCTCAACTTCCTTTTCGCCATACAAGCCATCAGGCTCGATGACTTTCTCCATTAGGCGGAGCTGGATAAGTTCCTGCGCGCCATCACGCAACTCAGTCCGCCAACCTAAGATTTCGCGTGGCGTGTACGTCGCCCAGTAAGGACGCCCTAAGGAACCGGCAGCAGGTGCATCTACAAGGACACCGATGTGCCCATAGCGCACCATTTTGCGTGCGGTCTCATAGGTCCAGACGTTGAGGTCATTGCCCATCAGGTCAACGTCGAACAGCTGTTCGCGAACGATGTCACTGACGTCGTTAAGCCTGACAGGCTTGCGGGTCAACATGCCAGCGAGCATCCGCTCTAGGCGCTGGTAATAGGGCGGGCAAACGGAGCGAGCGAGTCTGTTGTCATAGGACTCGTCAAGCTCTCGCGGCTCTTGCGGCAGGTAGCGACGATGGCGGCGGCGCAGCTCATAGGTGCCGCCGATTAAATCTTCGATCAGGATCCAGTGCGGCTCTTGATTCCGCCAAGCCGCATTAGGGTCGTTAACTTGCGCGATCGCAGACCCCTGAGGACGGTTGTAGTGACGAAATCCTGAATACACCGTTCGTATCGCGCAGGCTTTAATGCATTGTAGGTAACAGGCTTAGTAAATCCTGATGCCGGTTCCTTTGCCCGCGTTCATGTAAAGCGGGTTGAAAGCACCAAGGATTAAGTAGCCAAGACCGTCTGTCCAGTGCTCGATATTGGCTGACTTGTCAATGACGTAATCAGTCGCGCCTTCTTTGAAGCAAACGTTCTTGAGGGCTTTGATGGTGTGCTTGCAGCGTGGGTGGATGAACATCCGCAGTTGACCATCGGCAGTGCGG